AAAGGTTCTTCGTATAATCTCGCAATATTTAATGTCGCCATAACTGTATCATCATGAGTACCAATACCTTTAAACTTTCCTTTTCTATCTCTACCAAAAGAAGAAAATTCTAAAACAGTATCTGAATCATTAGGGATTAAACATAAATCTCTAATTAATTTTTTACCCTGTTTGCAAAAATGTTCTTTATCATTTCCTACTTTAAATCCGGCTTTCTTACGAGGAGGTTGTTCTCCAGGAACAGGTTTTGTATGATAAGTTCTCATTACAACATCATCAAAATATTCTTCATGATCCTGAAATATTTTTAAGAAAAATTTCCCGCTAAAATTCATTTCCAATACTAGAATAGATCCTTCCCCTCCTAATTGATCAAAAATAACTGACCTTGCAACCTTCGCTGCCACTTCTTCATCTTTTAAATTATCCCTATATATTCCTACCTGCCTCAATCTAAACATATTACGCAAAAAATATTCATCTTTTCTAAGTCTATTTAGTTGAACTAAACTTTTTAATTCTAATTGATAAATACTTAATACATTATAATCTGTATCTTTATCTTCATCATAATCTTGTCCTTCTCCCGTATCAACAGATATAACAAATAAATTTTTAATAGGATCATATCCTTCGTTCGGATCAAAGTCGGGTCTCCATTTTAAACTTCTATATAGTTCTTCATCTAAATCCGTTCTTTCGAGATCTTTAAATACATATTCTTGTTCTATTCTTTTAATAAATGCAGATTCTTTTGCACCTAATAATAATTTTGAACTAGAGTTAAATTTCAATTCAAATTCCTGAGCAAAACGTTCTTCACCAAAATTGGCTCTGACATGACCAGCCCATTTTTCATCATGACCAGGGACTTCCCAATAATCAACCCTTTTGTATTTAAACGTATTATTACCTTTTACTGCATTATCCCATATTTCATAAAATAAGTTTGTTGTTCCATTTGGAGTAGATGTAATAATACATTGTGAAACCATTGAAGATGAAAGAGTAGGATAAACAGATCTCCAGAAATCATCTACTATATTAGGAGCAACATGTGCAAACTCATCGGCATAAAGAACGTGAATAGTAAAACCAATTTGCGCAGTAGAAGTAGTAGCCTGTGACATTAACTGACATCCATTATCTAGTGTCATACCAGTTTTTCCAATGCCTACAATTCCAGGCTTCATGAAGAAAGGAAGACCTTTGAATACTTGAATAACTTTGTCAACGATTTCAATAGCCGTTTTTTCCTTATTAGCCAGAATAGCTAAATTTCTATCAGTATGGAAACACATATACCATGCAAAGAATGCTGCGATTGTTGTGGTTTTACCTGTTTGGCGAGATGCCATTAAAATATAATCCTTGTATTTAGGAAGCCACTCTTCTATTTCTTCATCATATTCTCCGACTTCTCCTAAATCATGTAATATTTCTTTTTGAAATTTTCTTAAATCTACTAATGCTCTACCTTTATCAGTTAAGAATTTGCAGTAATGTTCAACAAAATAAACTATATCTGTGGCACATTTTTTAAATTCTTCAATTTCCCATCGACTGTGTTTGAACAATATGTCTCCATCCTTAAGCTGTATATTGTTTTTATAGAAGCATCCCATATCTACTTCCATACCAAGCCTAAGCTTCTCAATGGTTTGTTCAACCCTTGCAGTAGTCCAAATAATCGCCTGTGCCATAATCTATTAATCTATTTCTTCTGTATCTTGTATGTCGGGAGGAGTCTGTTTAGGCCTTTTCATATTATTAATGAGTTCTTTAGTTCCCAAAGAAACTACACCTCCATCACCTTGAGTAATCATACCCTGTTGATCTCTTCTGGGTCCTAAAGCCTCTGTTTCTTTTTCTCGAATGTCAGCCTTGACATCTTTATATGTTACTTTAAGAGCCTCAACAGTTTGTAGCAGTTGTTTATTTATTTCAGAAATGGTTTTAGATAATTGTCCGAATACCTCAAACATTCTAGGATGCATAAATCCTCTATCAACCTCCTCCATCATTGCTTTTTGCATAGCTTCGTTAACTCTGAGTTGATACAGCATGCCCGATAGTGTTAATATGTCAACTTCTAGTTTATTCTTAAGATAATTATTACCTTCGATCATATCCTCACTCAGAATGAATCCGATTGAATTATTTAACATAATTCTAGCTTCATCCGTGCATATAGATCTCAATTCTTTGAAATCTATACCCATTATAGATTGTGTTTGTAATTCTTCCGGAATGTTTCCAGGAATCGGTACATCATCTGTAATCTTTTCAGGTGCAGAATCTATTAATTTTTCAAGTTTTTCTCTTTCATCTTTTATTTTCATAATCTCATATATTAATAAAGGCATTTCCAAAGTTCTTCATCTGATAATCTCATATCATCTGGAATATCCCTTTGATTACTAATTAATTTGTTTGCAAATTCTTTAAGAATTTCTTCTTTTTCTTTTTCAGTATATTTTTTCTTTTCCATATTATCTTTGTTGTCCAGTATATGGGGCTCTAAATTTTCTATTTACATTATCTCCGATAATTAATTGATCCCCATCTTTTACAAAATATCTCAATAAATCGCCCATTTGTTTTTCTTCCTCCATTGTATAACTATATAATCTTATATTAGTTAAAAATGATGGTGATTTATTTATTGTATAGTAATCTACGGTAGTTTCTTCTGGTATAAAACTTAAAGTATCATAAAAAATACTTTGTAATTTAGTTGTATTATCTGTTGGATGTTGTCTATAGACATGAACATTATATTGACCCCATGTGTTTCCAATATTTACAACTATTCCATACCATTCTTTTTCTAATAATTTTTCATCAATCACAGCAATATATTCTTGAGATCCATATCTAACTTTAACATATTGATTAGCGTGAATAGTAACTTTAAATCCAGTTGTTTCAGTTTCATTAATTCCATCTAAAATAGAAACTGGATTAACTTGTCTCATTTTATAATTTTTAAGAGAAGCCCAATTAGGTTTAATAGAATTTAAATGATCGATAACAGCTTGGTCAATTTGTATATAATATTCACTATTACTTGTTGCTGTATCAGAAATTATCTTAGCATAAAAATTAATACTTCCGGGTCTCCATATTTCAATATTATCATCAATCTGTAATCCTTTATTTCTTGATTTTATTATCAATTTATAATTTGCTGGTGGTGGAGCACCAGGTTCTTCAGTAATAGATTGAATTTCATATTCTTCAACAGCTCCAGGATCTATCATTGTCCATGCAGTAATACATCTATCATCGCTCTTCTTAATTATATCAGTTCCATTATATATAACAGCATTAAATACACTAGATGTATTTAGATCATAATATGTTTCTGCTACTAATACTCCATAAATATCAATATTCGAAGGAATAATTTGAAGATCTTTATTCATTGTTTTATAAGGATCTTTTTCAGTTGAATTAAATGGACTCATTTGTTTTTTATCAACTAATTTTTCAATATCGGAACCAAGCTTTTCTCCAAATATTTCTTCTTCACTAACAGTATATTGATCAATAGTTTGCTTAAGAGCATCACCTTCTTTTCTGGAAGCTTTAGGTTGATATTTCTTGAGATTAACTTTCCATGTAGTTTCTTGTTCCATAAATCCTCTGAATAAATATGAAGATACAACCTCATATAATTTATTAGGCATAGCAAAATAAACAATATCTCCTTTCTGGGGAGCCGTTCCTCCACCGGCCATTTGTTCCCAATACATTTTATCAATATGAATCTCTAAAGGAACTTCATATTCTAATCCAAACAGATCATAATTGTATTTTGAATCGGGGAAATTCCCATCTGGAAGAACAACCTTTAGGCATTTTGGAGTATCTTCAACATTGAAAAGAGTCCATTCCTGAAAAATAACGTCTTGTGATCTTATTTGTGGGACTGCTCTAAACCATCTTACTTCATATCCGATTAATTGATTAACTGCATTATTAAGAGCATTATAATTCTGAGCAACTGACAGTAATGAATTCATATCAAACACAGGGTTATTTAGAGCATCTAAATTAACCTGCACTCCAGTGCCTTGAGCCGGATTATTTCTATTAGGAAAGGCAGCACTAACCTTTTTTCCTTCGGTTCCATCTGGATTTTTGCATTCTGCCATTATGAACTATTTTATTTTATTTATTCATAATAAAAAAGGAGAGCCTCAACTCTCCTTCATTTTATTCATCAAATTCATAATTATATTTTTCTATATCGTCTTTATACATCTTATAGACCCTATCAATTAATCCAGGATTATAGTAATCCTTCCAATTCTGGTGTTCTTTATTTTTAGGATCAGTTGAGTTCATGTGCAATACTTCTGAGATCTCTAGTTTAATTTCTTCACCTACAATAGGAAGTTCTTCATTTATATTTTCTAATTTTATGGTTCTATCTAATTGAGTTCCATAATCATCCTCTAAAAAATCCCTATAACCATGGATTGTATAACTCAATAATCTAGTTTGATAAACCTGAATAAATTGAGGAAAATCCATTTCATTGTTATCAGACATTCTTTTATTAAATCCGGGCTTAATAAGAAACTCATAATGGGAAACCAATCTTCTCCATGGATTTCTGATTATAGTAAAAATATAAAAATCTTCTATTTCATCTCCAAAGTATCTCTTATAGTCTTTCATTGTTGAATGAAGGCTGAGAGGACCACTTCTTCTTTCCGGTTTATGGGGATGTCTTATTAAATTATGGTAAGGAATTACATCCGGTCCGCCTAAAGCTTTGTGAATACTTCTCTCTACAGAAACTCCTCCACATTTAGGAATATGTATAAATATTACCTTTCTTGAATCGTTTATTACCATTATGTCAAATATTATAGAATTGAAATATCTACAGCTTCACAGAACCTGTCAAGAGTTCTAGTATAAAACATAAAAGTTCCATTATCTTTTCTTATTAATTCTCCAACAGAGTGTAAAATAACAGGTTCGTTAGTACATGGATCTAGAATCGGATCACCAGTTGATGGATCTAGATCATAAACATTCTCTTCATACTTCATATATTCATAAGGAATACGTTTTACAGAAGAAAGATCTTCTATAGCTTTTTCAGTGGCCCAAACATCTAAATTAGTAGATGCTTCTTCCTCAAAATCAAATTTCATGGGATTAAATCTTTCCCAATTTTTGGGAATAATTGGTTGTGCAGGCTCAATGAAGATTGAAACATCATAATTCCCTGATGGATCTATAACTAATGAAGAATCCCATGAACCATCTAAACCATAAATAGATACATCTTCATAATCATAACATTTTGTATTTATGGAAACTCTATTATAATGGAGTTCAATAAATGGATTTAATTCTACATATAAGGATCCATAAGATACATCCTCTATAGTTAATCCTGGTTTGTTTATTTTTAATACCATATCGTTTTTATTTTTTATATTTTATTTATCTTGATTATGAAAGTTTTTCTAATAATTGGTTCAGTTTTTTCTCTAATTCATCAATTCTTTTTCCTTGACTATCTATGATTTGTTGTTGTTCTTTTATTCCCTCTAATAATAAAGGAACAACTTTTTCATATTGTATTG